GCTTCTCCTTCTGACTTCGTTTTTAAAGGGTTCTATGATGCCGGGAACGGTTGGTTTAGAAACTTCCTTCCTATCTACCAGCTCAACGGTATGGAATATATTCTTATGTCAGAACCTTATATAATAGGCTGATAATAACGGGGCTTATTACCCCTACTACATTAAAATCATTTATCCATACTAAAATAACAATGTTATGAAGACAACAAGAAAGGAAATATATCGCATTTATGGAAAAGAAAATGTAATATCATTAGGTTATTGCAAAATACAGAGTATAGAAAACTATCTTACAAAGGTAGGGCACACCGAACGTATAGAAGGTTGGGCGGATGATATTTACGAATTGCCGGAACCATATAATAATATAGCTGTCTGCACTGGTTACGCTCCATTCGGAACGAGTAACGAAAAAGCGCGCAAAGTGTGCGAACGATGGGAAAAACTATATTATAACTACGATTATACGCAGCGCAAAAGAATGGTTAAACGCTTTGCGCATGAATTGTACAAAGCAATTAATAACGGCTAATATGTTCTGCGTTATGTTGTTGTTATTCGGTGTCGTGTTGTTCATCAGCGGCACCGATATAGAGAGATTAAGAAATTATAAAGATGAATCAGATAAATTTTAATGGTATGAAACGTGAAAGAATAGATAACATATTACGCAGCTTGTTGGTAGCTGGTAACATCGTAACGGTGTCATTTAATGAAATGAAGGATATAAAAAAGGAATTAAACCGTAATTAATAACAGATAAAATAAATGAATCATGCAAACAATCATCGTGACAGTAAACCAGCAGGGCGATAAAACAGCCCTACAAATAGATGACAAGGTAATAGCAACCATTTCAAAGGATAGTTTCAATAAGGGGCGTTATTGCGGCTCTTTCGGGGCTTTCGGTTACTGCAATAACAAACGAATTTAATATAAGGAGGGAATAATATGTATTTAGGTTTTATTCTTTGGGCAATTATTCTGGTTGTAATATTGTGGAATATCAGTCCGGCGCTAGTCATTACGTCGGCTTTGATAGGCGTTGTGCTTGCTATAGGAAAAACAAAAGATAATAAATCAGGTGAATAATATGGAGACTTTAAAAGAAGTATTTTTGAAGAAATATCCGCAATACGGAAAAGTGTTGCGGGTGTACGAAGAGGTTAACGAAACGGAGTGTACATTTGAAAGTATAACAAAACCGAGATTGTATAACTTTGTCCAGGCTCTTAATGAAAGACTGGCAACAAATAGTGCCAAGACTTATTGTGCCATGCTTAAATCAGTCCTAAACTTGTATAATGATGTATATTCCTTCCCGAAAGGTTTTGAGGCTATATTGACCTTGAAGAAGGATGCTACACAAAGCACTTGGTTAACGGACGAGGAGATAAAAACACTGTTGGCGTATAGCCCGGTTAACGAGACGGAGCGGGCCGTGAAAAACTGTTTCCTCCTTGGCTGCCTTACTGGTGCCAGGCATTCGGACTATATCGAATTCACAGAGGACAATATAATAGACGGAAGGCTGGTCTATGTCTCACGGAAAACCAAGATTAAAGCGGAGATACCGGCAGCTCCTGCCGTGCTTCGGATATTGAAAGAGAACCGGGAATACGGCATCAATGAACGGAAGGTTTCGGACGTGACATTTAATGACACTATAAGAAGTATTTGCCGGAAATGTGGAATAAACAAACGGACAAAACTATATCAAGCCGGAGAATATATAACCGGCGAGAAATGGGAGTTCATTTCCTCGCATTCGGCCCGGAAGTCTTGCGCTACCAACTTGTATCTGAGAGGTGCGGACTTGTATTCCATCAGCCGAATGTTAGGACACTCCAGTGTAACGATGACTGAGACGTATATTTGTTGCGGACTGCGTGAACTCTCTGATAGGATAATGGGGTATTTCAACGGTTTTAAATAACATATGCTGGATTTGTTGGGTTAGACCCTTCTCTTCCGGCATATCCAAATAAGAGAATTATGGCGAGAATGAATATATCAACGAATAAGTATTCCATATAACCTTTTCTTTTTCACAAAAATAGCCAGGCAGCCTCACATTTTGTCTGCTATTGGTGAATGCCATCCATTTATCTTACCTATCAGGCATATTATCCCGGTAATTGCCATGATGAATAATAATATGCAAAGTAGTGCAACCATTTTTGTTAACATTTTCTTTTTCACAAAGATAGCGATTTTTTTTCTTATTCTGCACGAGTTGAGGAGAAAAGTATTCGGTATAATCATTACCTTTGCCGCAAAAATACCAAACCATGGCACAAGAAAGTAAATACTCATACGACGAGGAAAGCGTGAAAGCTATCGTCCATTGGGCACAAACAGCCCAATTGCCCAAGGAAGTGACATTAAGCGAATCGGAACACATCATCGATACTTCCATGTACGTCCACGCCAACATCTGCGACATCAACCAGCACTATCCGGACCCGTTCTACAATCCGGCGATTGACAGGCTGTACAGATTGAAGGAATTCATGGAACAGCAATAAGTTTATATAACCCAGTGGGTTGTTTCGCTTGTTTTGGGTTGAATTTAACCCACTGGGTTGTTTTGCTTATAGCTTGCTATCCATCTTTTCAAATTCTTCTTGTACTGACTTGTTCAGTACCTTAGCGTATATCTGGGTTGTCTTTATATCTGTATGTCCCATCATTTTGGCAAGGTTTTCGATTGATACGCCCATATTCAATGCCATTACAGCGAAGCTGTGCCGAGCCATGTGTGAATGAAGACTTAATTTTATTCCTGCTATTTCTTGAACGACCTTCAATCTTAAGTTGTACTGATAGTTACTTATTTTGGGTAGATTAAACTCGTATTTTTTCAATATCTCAATGGCGGGCTTGAGCAGCATTATGAAATACTCTTCATCGGTTTTTATTCTTGCATCCCTTATGAAGAACTTATTCCCTTTCCTGGTTACGGTGCTGAAATCGAATTTGAACAAGTCTGCATAAGATAGTCCAGTATAACATTGGAAAATGAACAAATCCCGTACCCTTTCAATGCTTTCTGAAGATATTTTCAGCCTTTGTATCTGAGTTATTTGCTCAAGGGTGAGGTATTTTATCCCTTCGCTCTTTCCTCTGTCGAATTTAAGCTTATTATATGGGTTCTCGTTTAAAAGCTCATATTTCATAGCTTCATTTATATACCTCTTTAGCCGCTTGTGATATCCATGTACGGTGGTCTGTTTGGTATATCTCCTATGGAGGAAATCGTCATAGTACATTATGTTGGCTGTGGTTATGTCGGTGAAATAGATTATCCTTCCGAACTCTTCCAGGGAATTAATCAGTGAGGCATGTGTATTGAGTGTTCCTTTTGTCAAATCCGTCCTTTCACTGACCCTGCGTCTCACAAAGTCTATGAAACTTTCTTTGTGCTGGGAATACTTTAGGAAATGCTCTAGTTTGTCAAAGCTGAATTCCTCTTTCTTTTTTATGAGGCTATTGATGAATTCATTTATGTTCTGCATTTGCGCATCGAGCCTTTCGTTTAGGTCCAGGGACTGGACGGTGTTCCTTACTTTAGTTTTTTCGCTCCATTGGTCAGAGTATAGGCGAACTCCCGTGGTGAGCCACTTCCTTTTTCGTTCAAACGTTATTTCTATCTGAACGGTTCCTTTTGTAGTCTTGCTTGCCGTATGTTTCCGGTCAAACACGAATCTTGCTGTAGGGTACTTCAT